ACAAATGCTTGGGCTACTAGCGATCCACCAATTTGCTGATCGGTTAGCATATCATCAATTACGCTATCAAACTCCATACTTGCTTCTTCACGGTCATCATAGGCAAACATTAGAAGTCACCTCTTGGAGCAACAAACGATGGTACGTTGGTGGGTAACTCCAACACTTGGTAGATACGTTCACCTTTTGGTGAATTATCAATGATAAACATGCCTGAGCCAGTCTTGTGGATCTGGACAGAATGGCTGTCCTTGGCATAGGTCGTTCCAATTATAAAGCCACAAGTCATGGCTGTTATTATAATTATTGCTATTTGTTTATTGTTCATTTTAGTTTCTCTCGTTGTTGTTGAAGTGTGGTTATCTTAAAACTAAGAAATACTTATGTCAACACTACAATATTAATTATTAATATTTTAATGTTTCTATTTGTTCTTTAGCATGTAAAAACCCTTTTCCAACAATGACTTGATAGCCACACTCTTCAAGATATTCAATAATATTTTTTTGTTCTGGGCTTAAGCTACCGCCCTTGATGCGTTTCATTTCTACCCATATATGCCATTCAGGTATAAATAAATCGGGTATGCCTTTAACAGTTCCTTCTACTTTAAGAGCTGTGGCTGTTGAAAAACTACGATGACCTCCATTGGGAATGGAGTGTATTAATACACCAATATATTTTCTTCTAAACCATTGCACAAACAAAGCTTGTTCATGATGTTCTGTAGGTATTTTTTCAGTAGTCAAAATGGAATCTCCTCAAAGTAATCAGGACATGAATCACGCTCTTGGGTAAATTCTTCTGGAGGACTCATGTTAAATTTAGAACAAAACATATATTCTTTTGCGTAAAAATCACATGTATGGCAGCACCTTGGTGGCCCTAATTTTCTTGATTTTTTATATTCGGTTAAATAATCTGGCTCTTTATACATCCCAACTCCTATTTAATATACGGTAGAATTTACCATCTTTAATGTATTCTATTGATGTGGGTGGTGTTCCATGCTTCATAATGTGCGATGAAGCTTCAACTAATGAATAATCATCTCCGTCTATATTCTTGTTATATGAAATTACTCTTGCTTTAAAACAAATATCATTCCATAACTTTCTAGCTTTATCCCCTGCATAACCATCATGTTCAACACATAAATATTCAGTAACAGGTACATCAGATAACGCACCATAATAAGTAACTGCAAGCATTTCTTTGCCAGAAGTCTTAGATGTATGCTTGCGCCAGTTCCAACTAGTCACATCCATTTCTGAGCCTCTTAAGCCCATTATGTCATCATCTCTTAAAACAAGATCAGGTCTTACAGGAGGAGGAAATGGAGTGCCACACGCAGGACATACAGTTGCAGAAATATAAACTAATTCTCCACATTCATCACATAATTTAACAGGCGCTTCTCCATCACCTTTTTCTTTTTTATTGGGAGGTCTTACATTAGTAATTGGGCCGTGTGTTTCCACTACGCCAGCAAAGTCCAGCACTAAGCAATGATCTGTGTGCGATTTAGGGCGCATACCCCGACCAGCCATTTGAACATAAAGACTGGTTGACATAGTAGGTCGTAACATAGCTATCAAATCAATATCTGGATAATCAAAACCAGTAGTTAAGACGTTCGCGTTAGTAAGTGCTTGAATCTTACCATCCTTATAATCAGCTATGATTTGCGCCCGTTCTTTTTGGTTAGTTTCTCCAGTAATACATTCAGCAACAATACCTTGTCTTAATAGCTCTGATTTTATATGTTGAGCGTGAGCAACTCCTGCACAAAAGAACAACCAGGCTTTTCTATCTCCAGCTAATTGAATGACCTCTTCTACTACATCATAATTTTTGTCTTCATTATCAACAGCCGCTTGAAGCTCTGAATCTATAAACTCACCACCTCTCTTATGTACTTCACTAATATCTAATTTTGATTTAGTACCTTTTGACCTAAGGGTTGATAAAAAACCTTTATAAATAAGCTCTTCTATACTTACTGGATCAATTAAATCATCAAATAAAGCTGGCTTATCGGTAATCATGCCATGATTTAATCTATATGGAGTAGCGGTTAAACCTATTACTCGCATAGCAGGATTAATAATCAATAAAGCAGATAATAATTTTCTATAACCTCCTTCGTCTTTATGAGAGACTAAATGACATTCATCAATAATAACTAAATCTATATGACCTAACTGATTAGCTTTATTTCTTATTGATTGTATTCCTGCAAAAGTTATTGGCTCACCTAATTGGCGTTTATTTAAACTTGATGAATAAATTCCCATTGGCGCACCAGGCCAATGTTCCCTCATCTTTTCTGCGTTCTGTTGAATAAGTTCTTTAACATGTGTCAACATTAAAACTTGAGTTTCAGGCCATTGTTGCAAAGCATCTTTGCAAAGCGCAGCAACAATATGACTTTTTCCAGATCCGGTAGGAAGCACCAAACATGGATTGCCTTTGTTGCCATCATTAAACCATTTGTATAACTCATCAATTGTTCTTTGTTGGTAATCCCTTAATTTCATCCTGCTATGCTCCCATCAAATACAGATCTTAATTTAGCTATGATTGGATCTCCACTAACACAAGCTTCAGGGTTGGATAATATTTCAACAGAACTATAAACTCCATCAGTAGGATCGCCATTAACAACATCTTGGTCATTAATAACGTATATAGCTTGATTAGAATCAGGGGAGTCTTTGCGTTGATAAGGTACAAGATCAGGATGTAATACATGTGATTCACAACCTTTGTGTTGAAACTCTACAGGTATATTATCAGCATCATGGCGCTCACATCTCCATGTGCTATCATCCATTGCAGTTGAATGAGCGCATGTACGGCAATTAACATGTTTTGTTACTTTGGTTTTATAGCAAAACTCATGAGCTGCACAAAACTTACATTCATACCAACTTGAATCTGCACTTAAAGGTTCAGGCATACGATCTAATTTAACAATCCTATGTCCTCGCTCAATGTATTTTTCTGCTATCTCAGGTACAAATTTAATTCGTTCTGTGTAAATACGATCATCATTCTTACAAACAGCATAATATAAGGCTCTATCTATTCCAGATCCCTGCATATAAACTTGCATTTGTATGTAGTGCATAGGCTTAGACTTCTCTACACCATCTTTAACTAAGCTATCAAATGATTTTAAAGCATGAGTTTTGGCTTCCAAAATATGTTTTTTACTTGGCGCTTCCGGTACGCCAGAAAAGATAATTCCATCCATTGATCCTGATACATGACATCCAAAATCTACACGGGATTGATGCTCTGAAGTATTACCAATATTAATACCCATAGCTCTAAGATCAGAAACAATGGTAATTTCTTCCATATGTCCACGCCTAAATAATCTTAATAATCTACCTTTAAACTCTTCTTGCACTGCCCAACGAAAAGACAGCCATAACCATCTGTCACATGAATGTCCAAGCATAGATGCGCCCATATGAGGCCTTGGTTTTTCTTTCCTGTCTTCATGTGCTTGGTCTATTAAAGACGATATTGAATAATTTGATTCTGGAATTTTCATTTTAACCTTTTAGTAAATTGCACATCCTTGTGCATGAAATCTAGTATTTACTTAGCCGCCCAAGGTGGTGCTTTATCACTAGAAGATGATGGAGAAGGTGTAGCTTTAGGCATAGATGGAATACCGCCAGCAATAGCTTTAAAGCTTTGAACATCATTGGAGTTGCCATACTCTTCAGATAATCTAACGGATAACCTAATTGATAAAGTGCCGCCTATTAATTGGTCAGTATCAGATACTTTGGTCAAACCAATGGCTCTCATAATGTTACCTAATTGCTGTCTACCAATTTCCTCTGCTTTAGGATTAGGATTTTTGACGTTAATGTTTCCAAATACCACACGACCTTGATGGGATGGGCCAGTAATGCCATATTGAACAGCAATGTATTGCCCAGTTCCTGCTTTAGTTGTTTTAATTTCAGCGCCATTAATTGTTGCTGTGTACCAACCTTCAGGTAATGGCTCAAAAGTACCTGTTGAACCTTGTGGTAAATCATCAATGTTATAAGTTTCGTTTAAAAATGCCATGTTAAATTTCCTCAGTTAATGTAATTTTGAATGATGGTCTGCAAGGTTTTGAAGTAATTGCATCCATCAAAGGCTTTGTTATTTCTTCTGTACTGCCTCTCCAAGCTCTCATATTGATTGCTGGAGTCCATCTAAAAAGACTGGATAGATGTTCAGTTAAACCATTTTCAGATGCCAGTTCCTGCACCAAAGTTGAATTAACCTTTCTATCAATTCTTCCTGTTACCTTAATAATGTGGTCGACTGTTTCAATTGTTTCTACACCTTCAAGTGATTCTTTAATTTTTAACAAATGAACAATTTGATCTTCAATTGCTCTACGTTCAATCACTGCAACTTCTTCTTGATTCTTTAATTCAATCCAAACTTTTGATAAGGTATCAATGTCGCTCATTGTGAGCCACCAACGTCTTTAATAATGCTTCCTAAATTAGGTGATTCCCAAGACTGAAGCTTTCCAGATCTATCTTTAGCCATCCAAAGACCATCTGAATCACACATCAAGGCACGTTGAGCAACACCATCAGCATCTTTTTCAACTCTTAATGCCAAAACAAGATCAAAGAAATAAGGCAATGCTTGTCCTAATTTAGCCCCAGGCATACTTGGCGCATATAACATACGTCCTGTTTCATCTTGTGACTTCTCAACCTTGGCAGTCATAAGAACATTCTTACCGGGGAGATCTCTAAATGCTCTAATTAAAGCTGTCATTTGTGTCGCCATCTCACCATAAGCTGCACGACCATCTTTATTAACTGATTTCTCATGAATTAAAACAACTTCACCAATTTCAGATAAGCTATCTAAAATGACAGACTCAAATACCTGTCCTTCAGCAGAAGTTAGCCAAGAATAAGCTTCTTTAAGATCGTCCATATTAGAAACTTCAATGTAAGGAATATTGCTATCCTTAATTGACAGCAAGCCACCCTCTGCACTTATAATAATAGGGTTAGGCATTGTAGTTGCCAAAGTAGTTTTGCCTACACCTGCATGTCCATAAACGAGAATCTTCACTCCGTTTGAATGAACATCAGACGTGTTTTTTAAATTTATAGCCATAATGTTTACCTTTGTTAGTAGCTGGTTGGAGAATTCCGATTAGCTATTGGCTGTAGATTCTAAACATTAAAACATTATTTGTCAACATTATAATATTAATTATGTTAATATGTTTAAAACAATAAACACAAGGAATAATCAAATGATGAAGTTAGAAGAAATAAGATGCTTATTAAAAGATAGGCGAGTGTCGATGGTAGCCAAAGCAACAGGATTGCACTTCAATACTATAAGAGAGGTCAGAGATAATAAGGAGGCCAATCCAACGTATAAAGTTATCCTTAAACTGAATGAATACTTGGATCAATATCATGGCTGATTTAACTAATATATTAGGAGGTGATTGGCATTTGCCTATAGAGAAAACACCTGATAGACCAGAGAATCAATTAAAAGATGCCATGAAAGATATTGGCATTGAACCTCCCGACACTATTTATATGGATGGCAAGATCCATAGATTTAAAACAGGACTAAAAGGATCTGTTGGTAATAGTGATAAGTCAGGTTGGTATATTTGTTATGGTGATGGAATTCCTGCCGGACGTTTTGGCGATTGGCGAGCTGGAATTGAAATGGCATTTAAAGGTGACATTGGACGAAAGTTCACACCTGCTGAAGAAATGGCTCATTCAAGACGCATGTCAGAAGCTAAGACTCAACGTGATGCAGAGTTAGCCAAGCAGCATGAAGTAACTGAAGATGTAGTATCTAAAATATGGGCTGATTGCACGCCAGCACATCCAGAACATCCTTATCTAAAGAAGAAAGGTATTTTAGTACATGGCGCAAGAGTAACAGGTGATGGTCGATTAGTTGTGCCATTACTTAATCAAGATGGATCTTTAAGCACCTTGCAATACATAGCCAATGATGGAATTAAACTTTATCACAAAGGTGGTGCAACCAGTGGTAAGTTCTGGTCAATAGGTAATGTAGAAAACCCTAAGACTATTTATATAGCAGAAGGTTTTGCTACAGCAGCCACTATCCATGAAGCAACAGGTAATAACTGTATAGTATCTTATTCAGCATCTAATTTAGTACCTATTACCGGAATAATGCGTGAAACCTATGGCGCAACACAAGACATAGTTATTGTGGCTGATAATGATAGCTCTGGCGTAGGTATGCGTTATGCTGAACAAGCATCAGCCAAGTATGGAGCAAGAATAGTTATGCCACCTGAGCTAGGCGATGCTAATGATTATGTAGAAAATGGCGGTGATTTGATTGGATTATTATCTCCACCGACTGATGATTGGTTAGTACCAGCCGATGACCTAAGCAGTCAACCAGCACCCATAGCATGGTTAATAAAAGGATGGGTGCAAGAAAATGCTCTTATCATGATACACGGCCCAAGCGGTGGTGGTAAAACCTTTATGGTTCTCGATCAATGCTTAAGAATTGCTTCCGGTGGCGGAGAATGGATGGGAAATAAAGCAAAGGAAGGTTGTGTAATTTATTTTGCTGGTGAGGGTCATCATGGTTTAAGAGGAAGAATAGCGGCATGGAAGCAAAGAAACCTACGCAGAATACTTAAAATGTGGGTCAGTAAAGATGGTTGTGACCTAAATACACCTGTTGGCTATCAAAGAGTAAGAGAAGCTTTATTAAAACTCAATGAACGACCAAGCATGATTGTATTTGACACATTGCATCGCTTCTTATTAGGTGATGAGAACTCAGCTCAAGATGCCAAAACAATGCTTGATGCTTGTTCTGCATTAATGATAGAGTTTGGCTGTACAGTTGTATTAGTACATCATACTGGCGTATCAACTGAATCACAGCACAGAGCCAGAGGATCGTCAGCATGGCGTGGGGCGTTGGACATTGAAATCAGCATAGTTCCTGGGGATGAAAACAAGCCTATGCAAATAGCACAAAAGAAATCAAAAGATGCCGAGTTGGCACATACTATTTATACTGAATTAGAATCAGTAGCAATTGAGGGATGGTTTGATGAGGATGGGGAGCAGGTATGCAGTGCTGTTTTAGTTCGAGTTGATGCGCCCATAGTTGATAAGAAAGAGTCAAAATTAAGTAGTCATATGAAGCTATTTGATAGAGCATGGTTTCATGGTGGAGCGGAAGTTTATGATGATAAGCCTTATGTAAGTCGATCAGCATTTCTTGATTTATTATCAAAAGATGGAACAAATTCATCGACCGCTGTTAATTATTTGAAGCCATCAACTACTAATGGAGTCATTAATATGCTTTTGAACGCTGAAATCATAGAAACGCATCAAAGTGGATGGTGGATTATTAGTGATAATTTTGCCTCACAGATGATGTTAAAGAAATCAACAACTTAGGCTACCGACTGACCGACTAAATTGGTGCTTTTTAGTCAGTCGGTCGATTTTGACAAAAACAAACGCAAACGACCGACTAGACTACACATTCTTAAGAATGTAGTCAGTCAGTCGGTCGGTAAGTTTGTAGAAATTTATTGAACGGTTAAGACGAACATGAAAAGAAGGATGACTAACTGGTACTTAATGCCAATTGCTTTTTTGATTGGGGTGTTTATATTTTTTATAGGATGTGTAAAATGTTTGTGGTCTTGGAAATTCTAGGTTGGGGATTAATTGGGTATTTTGTAGTTACCTGGATTTATTACGAACTCTATCGTGAATGGTGATTGATAATGAGTGATGAAGAATACTTTGGGTTAATGTGTGAAAAGATGAACAAATCGCCAACTGAAGGGCAACTAGAGGCGTTTTTAAATGAAATGAATACTAGCACTAGGGTTAAAGCTTTTATCTTGGCTATGGAGTTGTAATGAAACATAACCATTATTTTAAAAAGACAGTGCATTTAGATGCAGTTGATGTGTACAGAGTGTTGGAATTGTTTAATGTGACCAACCCATGTTTGCAACATGCAATTAAAAAACTGCTGTGCGCTGGTGGTAGAGGTGCAAAGGATATGGAGCAAGATGTTCAAGAAGCAATGGATACGTTAGAACGTTGGCAGGACATGCAAGTGGAGGATGAGT